CTAGTACTCGTCCTCCATCGCCATCACTACGGCCATCAACTCCACGGTATCGTCTTCTGCGGCCTTGAACGCTGGGGCCAGCTCCTCCTCGTCTTCCTCTTCCTTCTTCGGCTTCGGTGGACGTTTCTGCCACCACTTGTGCGGTGGGTTCCGCGGAAAGCCCACCATCCCACCACTGCGGACGGTAGCCGGGGTAGATAGTGCTGCACCAGTGATGACGGTAGCAACTGCACTGAAGATTCCTGCCCCCGCCAAATCACAATCGCATAACCGCTGGCGAGTGTAGGTTGCCGTAACGGATGCACCCGCGTCGAGTGTGGCTTCTGCGGATTTCTGCTCCCCACTAACGACCGTGGGGGCGGCAACGATCGTCGCAACGCCGGCCAGCTCCCCTTGACGCAACCGCAGCCGCACAGCGGCGGCCTCTGTGCTTGCCAGTGCTGTCAGGTCCGCGATAGCGAGACGAGCACGGACGAAGGCGCTGTCCAGGGTGGCGACCGCAGCGACCACGCCATCTTCCCATCGGATGCGCGTGGTCGGGGCGATGACCGAGGACACACCAGGCATGAGCCCCGATTCAAGCCGTTGCCTTGTGTACTGTGCTATCAGCGATGCATTAGCATCCAGGGTAGCGGTAGCCGATTTCTGGGTAACACCACCGGCCGCCGCCCCGAACTCGCTATCAGCCCACGCTTCGAGTTCGAGGACTGGATCGAACCAGCCCTTGAGCGCGAACGTCGGGTCGTAGAGATACTTGAGACTCACGCGGGCAACCCGACGAGCTGAAGTTCAGCGATGGATTGCGCGGCCTCAATCCGAGGGTCCAGGGTTACGTCGCGCAAGCGTTGCTTCTCTTGCGCGATGGCCGTTTTGCGAGGCTGATCGTTAGCTTCATCTGCCTGGAGGTATGCCAAGTCGAGCGCCGCCAATCTCGGCGCCCGCGCCTCCCGCAGAAGGTTTCGATGAAGCTCACGGGCATGCGCCATGTCGTGCTCGATTCGCCCCGTATCCCGCCACGCGTTCCGATAGGTCCGGTCCGTCGGAACCTCACTCTCCTCGACGAAGCGCCACGACACGACTGGCACTTGCTCGGGGTCGAACGAAACGGAAGCGCGGGCGATCTCGGCGTCCACCGTTCCGCGGGTCGCCAGCCGTGACCAGGCAATACTCCCGTCAGCCCGGTACTCGGTAGTGACGAACGTCATGAGTGCCAGCGTCCCGTCCGCGCAGGTAAGCGCAATCCGCAGCGTCTCAGGAGGCTTGGTCATGCGTGATCTCCGAAGGCAGCCATGTGCCAGGTGGTCGGGTCCTTCACGAGGTTAGTAGTCCCTGTATTATCAATGCAATCGAGCGCGACGCTCCCGACAGCAATCGTGGCGCTTCGGATGTGGCACTCTCTGGCATTGGCCACAGCCCACGTGGTGCCAGTCGCCTGGACTTGCGCTACGCAGGCATACGTCGTGCCCGAGAAATCGGTGGCAATCGTGACCGTGACAACGCCAGTGCCCGTATCCGAGATGCTGGTGATGTTGTAGCTACCGAGGATATTCCCCGCCACACCGCACACCAGCCAGCACTTGGCCGCCGAGGGATGGAAATGCTGGCGGCCCGGAGTGACGAAGCTGGTCAGTGAACTGCCGGACTCCATATCGGCCTGGGTCGCAATGGCCCCGGCCTCACTAACCTTGAGAGCCCCGTTGGTATCGAGCACCGCCCAACCTGAACCATCGATGTATTGCAGTTCCTCTCCGGTCGCGAGCGTCAGCTTCACGAGTTCAACGGTCGTCGTGCCATCGAAGTGCTGCACGGTAACGGTGACAGAAGAGGAGGCGTGCTTGTTCCGGGCGACCAGAGTCTGCACGTTCCGCTGGGTCGAGGCGCCGGGAGACGCGACCACCGTCGTAGTCGTCGCCCCGGTGATGGCCGTATTCGTGCGGCCGGGGGTGATGGTGCCAGAGGCGTTGTCCACCCACGAGGCATGGACATCCGTCGTGACGGCCTGGCCCGTAACGACTTGGACCAGGTCGGAGGTGCTGGTGAGCAGCAGCATGACCTAGATCTCTTGGAGCGTCAGCGCGCCGCTGCTGAACTTCAGTTGATCGTTCGCATTGATGGTGACCGAGGTCGTGAGCACATGACTGTACGGTAAGGCCCCAGCAGCACCCGATGAGGTCCAAACACCGGCGCCAACGACGGTCCCCCAACTCGTAGTCGCTACGGGAAACAGGATCTCCGTAGTGTTCACCGACTGGCCTGAACTTCCCCCTGTGCTCCAAGTGATGGGCTGACGAGTAGCGGCTACGATTTCGGTCCCGCCGGAACTGCCGTCAGTCGAGAGAACGGAAAAGGCCGACAGGTAGGTGGCGGTGGGCGCGGTGATGTTCACCCCGCGCATCACGTTGAGGATGTCAATACGGTAGGCAATCGTCTTAGCTGCCATCTTGGACCTCGATCACGGATTCCCGGCCATCCTTGCCCTTGATGACATAGCGCCCCGGTTTCCGCGGAATGGTAACATGGCTGTGAGACTCGACGGTCACCTGGGCGGGGGCGATCTTCACCTTCGCCGGCTCCACATGCACGAACGGGGCGGGCATCGTGATATTCGGGGCTGCCACGTTTACGATAGGTGCGGCAGTGGTAACAGCCGGCGTATCAACTTTGATCGCTCCTTCGGCAATGGTAACTGGTACGTGAATATTCGGCTGGGCCGCCGCTGGAACGTTCACCGTGATGTGCTGCGGCTCCCGCTTCTCGGTCACCTCAGGCCCCTGAGCGTCAGCCTGCATCCGTTCCTCGTTGGCGCGCAGCAGCTCGGCTTTCGCATCCGCCCGGCGCCGCTCCGCTTCTACTTGATCTGCTTCCCGGTCTTCATAGCCCTCCTCCGTCATCTCGGGCCAACCCAGAAGGTTGCGGAAGTGGTTCTCCAAGTCCAGATCCGGGAACAGCCGTGCGCCGGCCCCTGAAAGGGCCGTGACCATGGAAGCGATCGTGTTCAGATCCACCGACTCGACGTTACTGTGCTTCAGCTCGGGCAGCTTCTCGAGGCGGAACCCGTTCAAGCCCAACAGACGCGGGACGGCGTGCCGATTCATTACATCGTCCACCTGATCCAGCATGGAATCGACCGCGGCGCCAAACAGGCTGGTCTTGGCGGCGCCCAAGGCCCAGCTCCCCACATTAGTGGACCCCAAGAACAGGAAATCCGCCATGACGCTCATGGCGATCTCCCGGTTGTAGCGCTGGATCACCTCGGTGGTGTTGAACTGTCGGGTCCCGCCGGTGCTCAAGAGCTTGAAATCATAGAGTGGTTTGCCCTGGCCGTCGTAGGCCATGGGCCACAACCCGCCCTCCTGCTCATCGCGCCGGATGTTGACCACGAAATTCTTCAACGCGTTGTAGATGCTCGCTTGGCCACTGCTGCGGGTACCGCTCAACAGTTCGGCTGGCACGAAACCCATGGGATAGCCCGCCAGATCGCGTTCAATCCCGATGGCCTCGATCTCCTCGATCCGCTTGACGTAGTACCAGGAACGGTAGGCTGTCCGGAGCACTGAGCGGCCCTCGGGGTTGTTCTTGTGGACGTTGGGTCGAAACAGCAACGCCTTCTCGATGGGGATGAACAGCTCTGTGGGAGCTGTCACTGGCTGCTGGTACATCCCCTTGATCCCACCCGAGGTGTCGAACTCCCAGCGCGTGCGGCTGTCCTGGGAGCGGATCGGCAACTTCCGCCAGCCGATCAGCCCGTCATCGTGGCGGCTGGATTGGCCAACATCCCGTTGCGGCCCGCGGCGGTACTTGTAGACCTCCTCATGGTAGGACCAGCCGTAGGTGAGCATCGTCAGGATCTCGGCCAGCGTGTCGTGCCAGGACTGGCTCATGTCGTGCAGGCTGGTCTCGATAAGCTCCTTGGCCCGTAGGTCGTCGTTGCTATCCCCGCCAGGCTGCACGAAGAAACTGGTGCCGCGCATCAGCTTCTCGACCGCGAAGAGACACGCCCCTACCGTGGCCGAGTTGGTGGACATCTCCTTGTAGATCTTGAGCGCGCGATCCCCGGTCAGGTCCCGGTGGAACTCTTCGTTGACATAGCCGGAGTAACGAAGGAGGCCAGTCTGCCCGATTTCGGAGAACCCTGCATCCGGCGGCGTTGGGTGTTGCTTGGCGACGTTCGCCAGCCGGTGGCGACCGTTACCCTTGGAGGTAGCCCTTGCCATGGCGCTAGTCTACAACCTTCTGGCGCAACACGCTAGAAGCGGCCCCGCCACGGGCTTTCCCGGTGGAAGCCCTCAAAGAAGCTGGGATCGAGATCAGTCGGTACCGCGTCTGGGGTCCCGAACAATGCCGTCAGCGCCCAGACCAAGGCGTCCAGCCGGTCAGGGGATGCCATGCCAGAGAGCGGTTCCCAGCTGCACAACTGATCCTCCAGGACTTCATAGGTGCCGACATGGTAGACCCGCCCCTGCTCGTAGAGCGCCGCAATTGGCTCAGCCCGGGCACGTTTGCTTACCGTCGCGTGGACCGCCTCGAGCGGCAGGTTCTTCCGCACCGTGGTCAGGGTGTGGGCCACCAGATCGCCACCTTGGTTCGCTTCGTAAACGATACGATCGGCCTGCTGCTCATCGAAGCCCTCGATGGCGCGCCGAGCCCATTGGTCAGGGCCATAGCGCCCGCTGCGGTCAGCCAACACATAGCCGTTGCCATCCCGTCCACGGCCAGCCACGATGATGCCCGTCTCGTCGGATTCTTCCCGTGCAGTCACAGCGGGATCAATGGCCACCACAATGCGGAGGAGGTGGGGCGCCGTCGGTACCCGCCGAATCATGGCCCGTTTCCACAGGGCGCCCTCCGATTCCTCGAGGAGCACCGCAAGAAGTTCTTGCTGGCCTAACGTCGTGCCTTCATAGCGGCTGACGATTTCCGCTTGGAAGGCGGGGGCGAGGTTCTGGATGTTCTCGTAGGTCGTTCCCCGTGTCATTTTCACGTCAGGCCGGCGCACCAACTCACGTAACAAGGCGATCGGTTTGGGTGTCGTGGTGAACACCGCCTGGGGATTCTCCCCCAATCGGAGACCCAGCATCAGGTTGTCGAACGCCTCCCGTGGATAGTTCCAGACCGCCAGCTCATCTCCCCAGGCTGTATCATGCTGCGGCCCACGGAGCTGGTCAGGCTCATAGCCGGAGAAGATGGTGGCCGTGGCAGGTTCGGTTCCCCCGTCTCGGGGCCACGTCAGCCGGCGTTTCGAGGGCTCATACAGCGGTCGCTCGGCCACATAGCCCACGTGCAGGATCCCACTCTCACCCTCGATCATCACATCCCGGGCATCGGCTGGCGTCGGCGCGATCAAGGCCGCCCGGCGCATCAGGCCCTCACGCCAGCGATGGTAGATCCACTCCGCTCCTGAGCGCGTCTTGCCGAACCCCCGGCCCGCCAACTGGAGCCAGATCGTCCACGGTTCCTCTGGCGCCAGTTGGTTGGGCCGCGCCCAGAATCCCCACTCAGCGAGGAGATGCGCGGCGTCCGTTGCCGTCGGGGCGAGCTGCCGTAAGCTCGCTTCCCGCTGTGAGCCGGTCAGCAAGGCGACCGATTCGGCGACGGAGCGTCTGTTGGGCGTCTCGGATTTCGATGGGCTCGCCGTCTTTGCCCGTGATTTCATGGCGCTCGGTTTCCCGCCACCCGGCCTGGGTCTTGAGGTAGAAGAAGGCACAGGCCACTTGCCCAGCCATGGCCTGTTTGAACACGGTTTTTGAGACCTGGCTGATAGCCTGAGCCCGACCAGTTTTATAGGCGCTCGCCAGAGTGTCGTCTTGGAGAAACCGCGCACGCAGACGCTGGTCGGAAAGGCCGAAGAAATCGGCGATCTGCTCTTGGGTCAACCCATAGCCGGCCAGCTGGGCAACCTGCTTGGGATTGATAGGCTTGGGCTTCATGGTCCGGTACTGTACACGGTCTGGAGGATCGTACCGCAGGACCGGCAGCGGATGGTCCGATGGACCCCTGCGGGGATACTAGAAGTGCCGTCGGGCTGTGCCATGACTCTAGCATAGGTGTGAGGGCCCAAATGTTCAATACCCGACCCGCACCAGCAGCGGACCCTAGTTCCTGGCAAGAACAATCGAAAGGCGGTGGTGGGAACGGTCAACGACCAATCTCTCATCCTTGGCCCTCCGGTGGGGGCGCCCCACGCGCATTGTCGATCGCTCGCTCCAACGCCGAGCCGCTTACTACACCAGGGGAATCCTCTCGGTCTCCCAGGAGGTCATGTCGCTCCTTCGCGGTGAGCCACGGCGCGGCTTCCCGGGGATGGTCGAGAAACGCATCATCTGCAACGCGAACACCCAGGTAGAGATCGCCGTCCTCCGACATGGTGACGTGACCGTGCTGACGGACGTATCGCCACCGTGCAGCCTCAATCGCCACGTCGCGCAGTTCCTTGGCCGCTTCGATCCCCGCTTCGGAGGGCGCGGCGGGGGGCCCGGCTGGTTGCCCATAAATCTCGACGCGACCGAGCGGCTCCCATTTTACACCACCCGGCATTACTTGCCCCTGCCAGAGATACGGCTGACCCTCTTCGTCATACACAACGCGGTAGGCGATGGGCACCGTGTGCGGCGCGGCGGGCGGCCCGAGGCAGGGAGCGGCGAGGGCCATTCGAGCAATATCCCTCGGGTCCTCGACCTCGATTTCGTTGCCGTCTGCTGTCTGGCCGCGCCACGTCAATTCACCGTTAAGGCGATGCCACATGCGGCGATCACTGATGCGCTCCAGGCCTTCGCGCACCGGGCACGTCAGCACGCAGGAGACCGGGGCAGGCGAGTTACTTACCGCCTCGGATACAGTTGATTTCTGTATATCTGCCTTTTCGGGGCCAGCCTGCTCCCGGCCCATGAGCGTAACGCCTAGAATCTCCACAACCTGGCCGAGCACATGAACGTGCACTTTATCTGGCGGCCCATAGTAGCACTGGCAGCCATAGAGGCGATCTCCTTTGAGCCCGAAGATACCGTCGGTCGGTTGCCGCTCCATGTCGCTCATGCTCCCTCGCCTTCGTGGAGGATGCGCTCCTCCCCCGGCGGCGGCGCGGGAGCGTTAGAGATACCCATCCTTACCTCGCTCATGAAAGTTCTTGACGATGTGGTGGTGAATCTTCACCTGCCACTCGGGAAGCGAGCTTGCAAAACGGTGATTCGCCGGAACGCGCTCAACGAAGATTTCGGAATCCTGGTGGCTCTCTACCGCAGAGCCGACATGATAGTAGGCTGAATCTTCACTATCGCAAACGCTGTCGAGAACCGGGAAGTACGGCATCCCGTTCATCGCCTTATCGAGCCGCCAGACGAGCCATAATGGGCGGCGTTCAGCGCACTCGTCCTCGTGGGGCGTCGTGATGGCCTTCTTGTGAGCTACCGTCACAAATCGAAATACGCCCACCGGGCGCGGCCCCACGGGGTCAGCGGCGCTCATGGGGCGGGCCGCCCTCTGGCTTTTACTGTTTGCTGAAACCGGGCCCGGCGCTCAGGAGACCACGGAAGCGTGCGCCGATCCATGGCTGGCCCGACGAGATGGACCGAACGTTCACAGAGGACGCCCACATCTCCACGAGGCTCCCACCCGGCGGCCTCAATCTGTGCACGCAAGTCCGCCGCTGACGCCGCAGTAAACTGCTCCGCGCCCGCCTCTTGTCTGCGTCGGTCGAGGATGACCGCACAATAGGCTTCGGCACCTGTCATGCGATGTCGCTCCAACCAGTAGAAGCCGCAGTTCTCTTTATCGCTCACGTTCTCTCTCCTTGGGCGTCCCGGCTCGACGGGGAAACGCCGATGAGGGCGCGCACCTTGTCGCGGCACTCCTCCATCGCGCCCCAGATGGATGGCGCGATCCACTTGCGGCTCTCCGCATCAGCCAGGAGCGCCTCGTAGGGGATGACCGACTCGACGAGCAGCTTCAACAAGCTCGCGTTCCGCTCCCGCGCGTTCTCAAGCTCCTTCTCACACTTCACGCGAGTCGCGAGCGTATCGCAGACCAGCTTGTCGAGCTTGGCCTTCAGCTCCCGCTCCTGGGCCAGCGCGGCCAGCAATTCACGGCAGAGATTGACGATCTCCGTAGGTTGAATCGCCGTCGTGGAGCGATGCGCTTCATCAGCGTTCAACGATGCCCCATTCCACCATCGCTCGATTTCATTCAGCCGCTCGGCAATCGCCAGTTCGTTGTCCGTCATCGCTCCAGCTCCTTGAAGGCCGCCGCCAGCCGGGCGGGCTCGATGCCGGCGCCCTTCGCCAATGTGCCAGTGTTAGATCGCATCTCCGCAGGGACCGTCGCAGCTATTCGGTCCTCGTACAAGATCCGCTCGGCGATCTCCGCCTTCGCACGGTCGTACAGCTTCCCCGAATGTGGGTGGCGCGGTGCCGTGCGACACGCCTCCTCGTACCGCTGCCGCTGTTCGGCCGTCAGGCGCGCCAGCAACCGCATCACCCAGCCGCGTTCGGTGGCGCGGTACTTCATGGCCGGACCTCCTCGATCGTCCAGCCCTTCCCGTCGCGCCGCACCACCTTGACTCGGAAGGGGTAGAGCCGGGCGCAGACCTGCGCCTTGACCTTCGCATCGTCTCGATAGAAGCCCTTCACTTCGTGCAGCTCACACTCACCCCCGGCGAGCACCACAAAGAAATCCGGTGTGTACCGCGTATCCGCGGCCAAGAGCAAGGTCAGCGCCTCGAAGTGGTACTCGGCGATCTCCCCAGCACGCTTCCGCGCTTCGAGCAGGAGGCCGTAGTCGCGCTCCGTGGCGTTCATAATCCGGGCCTGCCGGTAAGCTCTGGCCATAGGTCGGCGGGCCCCGGTCACGGGCCAGCCCCCGCCTGGGCGGCCCGCCACGCTGCGTCGTAAGCAGCGGCAACCTCCCGCAGCGTCTCGCCCCGCAGATGGTAGGCGTATTTCCGCTCGAACGAGCGCGCCCCAATCCGGTGCTGCTCCTCATGGAGCGCCCTTTCCAATGGCACGAGTTCTGCGTCCGTCCCGCCAGCGCCTCGCGCCTTGGCGTGCGCCGCCACGATCACCGCCGGCCGCTGCCTACCCCACCTCGTCCACGGCCACAGCACGCTCTCGCCCGGTCGCGCCCCGGACACGCAGCATGCTTTGCTGCGAATCCAGTTCCGCTTCGCTTCATCGCGCACGCCGCTCACCTTGAATCGAGACTTGCCCTTGCTCCGGGGCCGCGTCCGGCGGGCGAGCCGCTTCCGCGATTTCGCCAAGGGCTTCCGACGAGGAATTATGCGCCCACCTCCCGCACATCACCCAAGAGCGTCACATCAGGAAAGCGGGCAGCATAGACTCGGCGACAGAAGGGCTCAATCTCACTGGCCCACACGACAGACTTTCCAGTGCGCCGCGCTGCCAACCCGAAGCCGCCAATGCCACAAAACAATTCCCCGACTGTCTCGGCAGGGATGCGTCGGAGAATCCACTCCGCGACGGGCGGGGCCACGGCGTTTCCGAGGGCGCGATAACGAGACGAATCGCTAGCACCCGCAATTAGCGTCCAGTCGTCGGGGAAGCCTTGGAGGCGTTCACACTCGCGGGGCGTCAACCGCCGGGGGCGCACATCAAGTACCGCAGTAGGTTGTCCGCCCCCGCTGGCACTCGGAACTTGGAGCGTAGGGGCGACTTTGCTGCTGAATCCCTTCGGCGTCTGCTGCGTAGCGAACACAATAGGCGTGTTGTCGCTGCTCGACCCCGCGCCCTGCTCGCGTCCCCCGACCCGCAACGTCGGGGCAAGCAGGAGGTCGTTGTTGGTCGCGTTCAGTGAGGGCTTTCCCCGTATGTCACCTCGGTGAAGACCCCGCACATCATGGCGACGTGGGTCTGAGAACATGACGGCGTGCTGGTGCGCCGATTGCAGCGTGAACATGGGATCGCCTTCCTCTCCTATCCCCGCGCCGTTTGGCCCGTCTCCACGCGACGTGCTTCCGCCGCTCACTTCAAGGATTGGCACCACAGCGAGCGGCGTTCCCCGTCCCGTACCGTCCTCACTGGCGTCTGCCCCCTCGGATCGCAAGGCGTGAGTGACAATAGTATCCGTATCCTCGTCATGCCTCTTGTAGCTGGAAGATGTAATGGGTCGCGCCACTATGAGCCTGCCTTGGGCGTCGTTGTCGTCTGCGCCACCTGCTCCAAGGCTTCGCGTAAGGCTCTGGGTAATTCCCGCCCGCGCTTCTCGGCGCGGCGGAGGATTCCCCGACACGCCTTCGGGCTCAAAAAGTATTTCGGGTGGACATGGGGCTCCAAGATGGCCGACAAGGAACACGCGCTCCCGTCGCTGCGCCAGGCCGGCGTACTGTGCATCCAGCACCGTCCACGCCACACCGTACCCGAGCTCATCCAGCGCGGTAAGGACGATGCCGAAGTCCCGGCCCCGATGGGAAGAGAACAATCCGGGAACATTCTCCAGGAGAAGCCAACCCGGTCGTAGCCCTCGGGCAACCCGTATGATTTCCCAGAAGAGTCCACTTCGCTCACCCGCAAGTCCTTTCCGCTGGCCGGCGACACTCACGTCTTGGCATGGAAACCCTGCCGTGATGAGGTCAACGCGCATACCGCTCGCCATTCACGGGGCTGCCTGCCGGTGCGCGTCGGTCATCGGTCCAGCCTCAGCGAATCAGAAAGCGCCCGTACTATCGGGAGCGGCACCGCGTCGTGAGATCGGGGCAGTGCTGCAGGCATAGTCCCATCGACCAGCGCGGTGATGGCCTCGGGCTCTTCGGCCGTGAGCTCCCGCGCCGCCTCCATGAACGCTTTCCGCAGGAAGGTCTCCGCCTCAGGCTCACAGAAGGCCCGCATGAACGCCGCGGGCCCGCCGACGGCCGAGAACAAGCGGGCGCCGAGATCCCCGCATTGTTGGCGTACTCTCTCGGCGCGATACGTGGTCCCACCGGTGGGGCCGAACTCATCGCACGCCCGAACGGCGCTGTACAGCCGGCCGATGGCCGAACGCCACGCGAACGGAGCAGCGAACCGAGCCGCTCGGAGAACTCGCGCCGGAGTGGGCCACCAATCGCCGGCTGCCAGCGCTGCACACGCCTGGCGGAATTGCTGGTCGTCTAGCTCAGGTTGCAGTAGCCGCCAGTAGTCGTCCACGGTGGCCGCATCCAACGCCTTGCTGTGGAAGGCGGCGAGCCGATGGAGCGCCACGGCGAACCCTTCACGGTCCGTGAGCATCGGCCCCCTTCGCCAGCCACTCGGCCATGACGAGATCGTTCCCTTTGGGCAGCCCGTCTTGGCCGCTGGGGACCCACTGCCGCCAGTCCCGTGCGAACACCGCCGGGCCAAACTTGGCATTGCCGGCCCGGAGCCATTTGGCCAACCCGTAGCAGAGTCGATCGGTGTCTTTAAGCTCGTCGTAGACGGGCTTCAAGGCCGAGACGAGGGGACCTACCGGAGGGCTACCAGCACAGGCTTTCCAGGTGTCAATGGCCTTCGCACTCCACGACGTGGCGGGAACAGTACTCGCCCCCCGCTTGCGGGGAGTCTTTATCTCTACCGGTATATCTACCGGTACCGGTATAGGGGCTGACGGCGGCTGACGGCGGCTGACATCTACCTTGACGCGACGCCTGGCGCGTGACTCCTGTTGCTTGATCCGGTTGTACGCTCGGCGCTCATCGTCATTACGCATCGCGTTGAACCGCTTGTAGTTGGGGACGATGTACAGGAACTCACCCAGCGGCAACAACCTCTTCCCGTCGTGTTCTTTGCTGCGACTCGTTGGGTCCGGTGATGTGAGGTAGGAGAGCGCCTTCCCAACGTCCTCCACCGAGGCCCCCAGGGCCGCCGCCACGAGCTGGGCGTTCACTTCAACCGTCCCGTCCCGGCGGGCATTGGCGATTACATAGCCCCAGACGGCGAACACGACCGGCCCGGCCCCGAACATCGAGCCCGTGTAGGTCTGCGCGAAGTGTTTACCGTACATCGGGCCCGAATTCATAGATGCGACCACAGCGCCTACACTGGATCGTCGCTGGGAGGAAGTCGGCGGGCGGTGGAAAGCTTGGCGGGTCAAACACCAAACCCATGCCGATAGAGGCCACCACCAGTGCATGGCCTTTCGTCGGTACCCTCGCTTCCTGGCCGCAATCACAGGTCAACTCCGCCTCACCATCCGGCATCGGAAACGGCACGCGCACCCGCCACGTTCTCACGAACCCCAATCTACATGTACGTCAAGGTGTGTCAAGCCATCTTCCCATGGCCTCCCGCAGCCGGTACGCCTGTAGTTTCGTCCGGTGCCCACCAGGGGCTGTGCTCTCCACCATCTGGCCGGTCCACGCCCACTCCCTGGACGCGAACACCGCCGCCCGCCAGTTCGCCGAGCCCCCGATGTCGTACTCCGGGTTTCGCAGGAGCCACCGTCTGACATCGTTTCCCGAAACGGCGGCGCGCTCGAAGCCCAGCTCGACCAGTCGGCTCCGGTAGAGTGCGGCCATCGCGTCCCGGATGAGAAGGAGTCGGCGCTGATGCTGGGCCTCATGGAGGGCGAACACGAGTTCGCGTTGCGCGGATTCGCTCACGGTTCCGCTTCTTCGGTAATGAATTCCTGCTGTTCAACCTCTGTCCCGATGGACGCCAGATTCTTCACGGCTTGCCGGTAATAGCTGGGCTTGAGTTCAACACCTATCCCGCGCCGGCCAGCACGCACCGCCGAATAGACCTCGGAGCCGACGCCCATGAACGGTGTCAGGATCGTCTCACCCGGATTTGACCACAGGACGAGTGCCCGATCAATCACATCGAGTTGCAAGGGATGCACATGCTTCTCATCCTGCTCGTCGCGTGCGGCCCGGAAGGGGAGCACCCGATCCAGACGCACGTCATCCCAAAACGCGGAGGCGTACTGGCGCCAAATCCAGTGGGAATATCGGTTCTCGATTTGGTTGCCCGTCCATCCGCGATACCGGAGGATCTCAGCGGGCGGTAGGCGCTCGCCCGCGTACTCCGTGAGCCCCCGTGGATGGACAATGGGAACCGGGTTCGACCCAGCGCGGCGGAATACTAGCAGGTAATCGGCGCTGGCGACCGTGCAGCGGCTAGAATCATCGACCAGCGACTTATGGGCCAACGCCTTCGTCATCGTGCGGTTCCGCACCGTCAATGGTTCTTTCCAGACATGGTAGCGGGCGACGTAGCTGAACCTCAGGCGCTTGTGCAACCGGATAATATCCCCAGGGAAATCCATCAGCTCATCGAGTCCAGTGTTGCCGGTCGGTACGTCCATGCAATGGACCGCCGTCATGCGCCCAGGCATCGTGACCCGCGCTAACTCGCGCACGACGAATTCATAGTGCTCGAAAAATTCCTCATAACCCGCACAATTCGAGAGGTCCCGATCTGAGGACGAGTAGTGATAGAGTCCCGCGAAGGGCGGCGAGTAGATGGAGAGATGCACCGAACCCTCTGGGAGAGCGGGCAGCACTTCCATGCAGTCGCCTTGATAGAGGGCGTACTGGTCGGTGATGGATTGGTTTGCTATAGCCATCCGGGCATCTCCGGCTCAGTGGTGAAGGTGCTTTGCCGCGCCAGTGACAAGGCGTCATTCATGTGCCGCACCAACGCGGTGAACATCCCATCAGCCTGTGCCGCCTTGCGGGCGAGGTTCGCCTGCACTCCGCGGCCTCCTTCGGTGGCGATGATATCCACCCGCACGGATCGGTCTTGCCCAAATCGCCAGCAGCGCCGCACCGCTTGGTAATACTGTTCGTAGCTGTGCGATGGAAACACTGTCATGTGGGCACAATGCTGCCAGTTGAGCCCGAAGGCGCCGATCTTGGGCTTGAGGACCAGGACGCGAGCGGTACCGTGCGCGAAGGCCAGGAAGGCTTCTTCTTTCACCTCCGGGCTATCACTGCCGACGACTTCGATGGCGTCGGGAATCAGTCGCGCCAAGAGAGTCGATTCGTCATTCAGATGACACCATACGACGGCCGGTTCCGCCGTGCCGTTGACTAGGGACGCAGCGGCCTCACACCGCTCGGTGATCGTCCGGCGAGATTCCTCGCGTTCCTCCCACAACCCCTGCGCCGGGAGGTCGAAGAGCATTCCGTCCCGGAGATGCCGCGCTTGGATGATGTGCTCCCGCTCCACTAGGTCAGGAAGGATGAACCGGGTATCCGAGAAGCCGAGATCGGATGGCCGGCGCAAGGCACGCGCCCAGGATGATACCCAGCGCCAGAAGTGTTCCTCGGCATGGCCCTTGAACCGCCACTTACTGCCTTCCCAATTGCGGTTCGTCCGAACGGCGTTCCCCTGATCGTTTTTGAAGAAGCGACTGAGCATGTCTACTTGCCCGAGATACCCCAAGGCTTCCGAGGACGTGCCTAACTCGATGTAATCATTCGGCGCGGCCGTCGCGGTACAGAGCAAGCGATAAGGGACCTTCCGCATGAAGGCGGTGATCTCCGCCCGGCGTTTCCCGTCGAAGCTTTTTAGGATACTTGATTCATCGCACACGACACCTGCGAAGTCGCCCGGCATGAAGTGGTGGAGGCGTTCATAATTCGTGACGGTGATCGGTGCGCGGCAAACCCCTTGCAGTGAGCGGGCCGCCTCAATGGAAAACTTCACGGCCTCTTCCAAGGTCTGTGAGGATACCGCCAGTGGAGTGAGCACCAGCACCTTGCGATTCGTTTTCCGCACGACGTTCTGCGCCCAGACTAATTGCATGGGTGTCTTGCCCAGCCCGCAGTCCGCGAAGATCGCCGCCCGGCCTTGGCACAAGGCCCAATCCACCAACGCCGCCTGAAAGTCAAACAGGAATCCCGGCAGCCAGAGCGGCGTGAAGCCGCTTCCTCCGTCAAGTTGCGACTTGCGGGCCAAAAACGCGGTGTATCCCTCGCTCACCCCGTCCTCCGGTTGGCGCGGTCGGCCCCGTACCCCGGAGCGAACCGGCGGGCGTGCTGGGGTTGTTGCCCTGTCCGGGGCTCCCACCGATGAAGTTCGATGATGGAGTGCATCCCCAGCACGCCGCCGATCATGCCGCACCAAGCGGTGCCTTCGTCACACCCGCTTCCTTTTCCCCTGCCGCTTCGTTGGCGATCCATGACACGATCTCTTCCGCCTGCATGAGTTCCTGCATGGAGCGGCGGGGACTCTTCAACCACTCGTTCACCGTCGTCTCCTCATCGAGTTTTAGGTCGGTGCGGAGCTGCCCCTGCCAACGGTCCTTGCGGAAATAGGGGGCCTTGAGGGCCATGGTGAGCCGCATCCGAATCGGCAGCGTGTCGTCCACGCTCGGCGGGGGCTCCGCCGTCTCCGGGGAAGTGGGGGCCGCTTCTGTCTCTATGATCTGGCCCTTGATGACCGGCGTCCCGCCCATCTCTTCCGGATCGTACATCCCGGCACAGGGCTCGAAGCCCGCCGACTTCAGGGCCGCCGTGATGACGCGGGAGCGGAGCATCGCCTTGGGGTACTGCGTCCAGACTTGGTTCCGGGTGAGGTTCGCCCGCTTCGCGTCCTCCATGCTGAACGTCTCGACGTGCGGGGCACTCAACCATGGGGCACTGAGTTCCAGCTTCGCCCGCTCGGGCGTGAGTTCCACAAAGCGCGACTTCCCACCACTTCGGTGAAACAAGCCGAGCTGGAGATCGGCGGCTAGGACGGGCTTCCCGTTAATGATCGAGACGGAGCGTAGGGACTGCATCGGCCCAATGCCCAATTCCCGCCCTGTCAGGATGATCGCCACCGCTTTCGCCGCCGTATTCACCTCACGCGGCAGAAAGCCGGTGCGTACTAGTTCATTGGCGAGCAACATGAGATCGGTGAATGTGGCCTCGGGGCGTAAGGCGGCCTCGCTCGGCTCACGCACGGTTACGGCTTTCGGTTCCGTCATCGCTTCCTGCCTTTCGTCCCACGGTTCGCATCCCGTCCACTCTCGGGCCGCGCGGGCCTCGGCTTCCTGACGGCTCTCACGACGCAGCGCGAGCCATGGCCTCACCGCCACCAGAGCCACCACGCCACCAAGGCGATGGCGGCTGCCACGATGACCAGTTCCGCCACCTCCACCAGCGCGGCGCGGTCCTGCTCACGATCCGAGACGGGGTGGCGTTTCACAGACCCGGTTCCAGTAGATTTCTTTCGCGCTGGGTCATGGCGGCCATGAGACCCGCGAAGAGGGCGCGCTGGCCGGCATATTCAGGACGCTGGGGCCACCACGACCAAACGCCATCCGCGAGATGGTGTAGTTGTGTATAGATCGTGGGCTTGTTGAAGAAGGTCCCGTCGCTGGTGGCGATGCCGCAACAGAGACCACATCCCGTCAGCATCTTCTGTCGCTCCGTCCGCTGCTCCGGTGGCGTCCCAAACGCCTCCGCCACCTTCCGCCAGGCGTGGGTCCGGGTCATGTTTTCGGCCCCTCGTAGGATTTGCTCTGCAACCCGCACTGTGCCAGCAGCGCATCGAGTTCTTCGAGACTGTGAAACCGCTTCGGCCCATCGGAGACATCCCGCACGTATCCGCCAATCGTCCGGTGCTCAACGATGAGCCCATGGGCTGAAATCACGGCCCGCCGGTAGGCGTGAGCCGGGAGGTGCCGCCCATCCCGGAAGCTGACCCACCTCTCATCCCAGCGTTCCAGGTGCCAGCCGGCCCGCCGCATGTGGGCCACCAGTGCTGGCAAGTTCACGCTAGGATGACCGTTGGTTCCCATACCAAACCGGAATGTTGCCGTCGTAATCATGGCGCACCACCACGGCACGGGTAATCTGAGGTTCGCGAATCATGCGCCGCAGGCACCAACGGCGGGCATCCTCTCGGTTCCGTTTCTTCGGCCCGACAGTCGGCTTGCGCGTCCCACGGAACCAAGTA